ACGGTACCAGTCTCAGCGGTCACCCCTACGGGTGTAATAATTGCCGATTTAGTCATCTATTGCTCCTGTTTTTCTAAAAGGCCCGAGAGTTCCTCTTCAACATAAAATAAAGCGTCTAGCTCTCCCATGAGCTTTTGATATTGCTCCATGCTATTAACGCCATTGCTTTCTAATACTTCCCGTATATTTTCGCGTCGTGTTCTAATCGACTTCTGGACAAACTGAGCCAGTGAAATTACATCCATGTTTTGCGCCCCTGTCAGATAAAATCAAAATTAATCTTATACTAATTTTTTTCTATTCTCCAGATGCGCAGCTTTAATAAGGTCTTTACTTTGCCCAAGATATTCTACTGCATGGTGGTGCTTTAATAATTCGGCACATAGCCATTTTCTACCGGCCTTAAAATCTCCTAAGTATCTACCGTACTTACCTTTCTTTTGGGTTCGTAGTACGCACGTACTGCCCACCGGTATAAAGTCAGTGACAAATTGTTTTGCGAGTAAGCCATACTTTTTTTCTTCTTTATCCCTTGTCCGAGACTCGGGTGTATCAATTCCAAGCAAACGAATGCGCTGCTTGCGCAGCCAAGAGTCAAAGCCAAGGTCAATATCCACATCGACAGTATCCCCATCAATTATTTTTAGAATTGTGGCTCGGTACTCATACATACTCGTTAGTCTTAATCATGTCCGTAACTTCCAGACTGCGATTTTTTACCTGTTTCGCCCACAGCGAGTCCAAAAATTCAGTAGCTGCTGCGTCGTGGTCACCTTTCTCCATATGAGCGATGGCCTTCTTAAACTTGGAGAAACGAACCCTACCAAGATTGAAGTGCATGTTGATAATCCCATCACGCCTTGCCCCGTCTTCCAGATCGTTAAACCACGGATATTCTGCGCTTAGCTCTTGGATTGTTCTCACAATGTCGTTACTCAGCATGAAGTCGATTTCTTCGATGCTCAGTCCTATCCCTTGGTGCTGGCCGTCAGGATGAATATTTCGCCCTGCGCCAATGTGCCAAGTACCGTAGGCATCTTTGTAGGCACGCGTCTTAACACCTTCATGGCGTTTTAGCTGTTCTATGAGTTTTTCCATACCTTTAATTTCCATTGTGGCTAGACCCGAAGTAGAAACTGGCAATGCCGCTAACCAGACCGCCAAGGTAACCGAGGACAAGGTTGACAATCGCATCGTCATTGCTTTCAGGCGCTTGAAGCGTGACCATAAAAATGTAAGCCAAGAATCCCACCATCGCCAAAACTGCAATAAGCTTAGGCGTAGGGTCTTTGGCAAACGTCTTTCTTGCGTCTTGCCTGTCTTCCGTCTCAAGTCGAAACCCCTCGATATTAGCCGTTAATTTTTTAATTTCTAATTCTGCACGATGCAGAATCTCGGCTTTTTCCGGTTCGTTCTCAACCACTTCTTCTATCTGTTCTATGCTGGAATTTTCATCCATTCCTAGCTTTTTAGCTGCTAATTTAACTGCCATTCCAGCGATCGGGTTACTGCTGGCTACTGTTTTCACCAGCGTAGGAGCTAATTCCCCCAGAATCCCTTTAAGTTTCATACAAAATCAACCATAGCTTTATTAACGCTTCAAGATTCCGAATCACTTTTGTCGGTTGCGTCAGCGTTTTCCTCCTCGACAATTTCATCGATGGTGTCACACACATCGACAATAGCGACACCTGTTGTAACTTCAGTAGCTACACGCCCAACCGCACGGATACCTTTATAGATTTCAGAGCAATAAAGCTCCTTATTGGCAATCATGTCTTCGCTTACAGAACAACTGCTTAACAAAAACACAAATAATAGACAGGAATGTTTCACGTGGAACGTCTCCTTTTGCGTCGGCCTTTACCGGCGGTGTTAAGTGCAATGGCTACCGCTTGTTTTTGCGGATAGCCTTCGCCTTTTAATTTTCTTACATTGCCACTTACAGTTTTTTTACTGCGACCTTTCTTTAATGGCATACATCACCTAGTTAATTGTGAACTTTCCGCCACGCAACATGGCGCCCATACCCCGACAAGTGCCTGTTGTCACCTTTCCCTTGCCTAAATTCTTAGGCGTAGGAATTTCCTTGTAATCGCTGAAAGGAGCCTTACCTTGGTCCTTGATTACCTCAAATTTGGTAGCTTTTGGGGTCTTGGGAGGCGGCGCACCACCTGTTTTTACGGTTCTGCTCATGGAGTTTCTCCTAATTTTTCACGTAAACGCATCATTTCACGCCTATCTGACGCTCGGATACGTTCTGCGGTCTGTTTTTCCTGCGATTCTATCCGATCTTCAAAATGTTCGCCTCTTTGAACCACTTTTTGCTCTTCTAAGGCCAGTTTTGCTTGATCGTTGGCTATATCTGCCTGTGTTTTCTGCCCTTTTATGTCTATTTCTTGCTGTTTCAGGGCAATTAACGGATCTGGACCTTCTTCTTCGCCTCCACCTGCAATTTGCTGGCTTTGTTGACGCAACGCAGTCATCTCCTGCGCAATAATCTGGGCTATTAGCGTCTCAACCTGCAACATTTGATCCTCTGTTGCCGGTTGTCCTTGATTTTCCTGCATAAATTGGATGGCCGCTTGCTCTCTGGCCTTCAATTTAACGTGTTCAAGGACGTGTTTTTGCAAAGAAACCACAACCTCCGGTAATTGCTGCACCATTCCGCCCGCCATAAAGGTTAAATGCGCCGTAATATGCGCCGTGTGGTCCTGTCCCTCAAAAGCTTTAAGCTCTGTGCTTTCCAAAGCGTCCACATTTTCCTGTGCAGGGTCTTTAGGTAAGGGTTCTTCAAGCTCTGGCGCTTTCAAAATGCTGTCAATATCGCGCACACCCAAGGCTTCGTACATTCTACGGAACGCTTCTTGCGAGTTATGCAGCTCTGGCGCTTGTATTGCTAACTCTAACTGGCTTTGGGCCAAGGCAATACGCTGCGCTTGTGAAAAAATATTAGGATTTGAAACAGGGAACACATCAACCCTGTCATCAAAATCCTGCGCCATAATGGTTTGTTCACCACCCGCAACTGAATACGGATATTCCTGCGGCAACGATTCGTGCATAACTCGTGCCAAAATCTTAAATTCATTGCGCATCGCGTAATGCAGCCGCTTATGTACCGCGCTCATTACCCGTGCGCCCTGCTCCAATAGTGCTACCGTTGTACCCACTGCTGCTTGCTGATTGCCGTCACCCACTTTCATGTCGGTAATCGTCGCAAACCGCTGCGCCGCATCCACCACAAAACCCAGTAACTGAAACAACGTCGTGTCCGGTCCTTTAAAAGGCAACGGCATCAAGCTGTCCCTGATCGCTCCGCCGGGAGCGTCCACATCTCGGAACTCACCGGGCTGTAACGGATCAGCGTCATCCCTCACCCGTAGGCCGCGGGCCTTGAAGCCCGCCGGTAAATTAGACAAAGTGCCCGCATCGATAAGCTGTCGGAGAGAAGCCGTAGCTGTACGGGACAACCCACCGATGGTGTGAATCAGTCCAAGGCCATAGAAACCGAAACCGGGCAAAAACTTGTAATGCACAAAATAAGCTATTTTTTTCTTTTGCGGATCACCTTCCCGGTAATTGCGACGTATAGATAATACGGTGCCTTTTTCTTCACTTATCGTAACAACATACGGGAGTTTAATGCCGGTAGGCTCTCCACCTTCGTCAATATCCTCAAATCCTTCCAGATCCAGTTCTACGTGAAACTCCAACAGGTTAACGTCGTAATTCACAGTAGAGGACGGATCTACGCCTTCAATCTTGTTCAGCTCCTGCCTCACTTCGTTATCTGGCGTTTGTTGAGGATTAAGTTCTACGTCACGATAAAAACCTGCAATCTGTTGTTTTCTAAGATCATTTTCACTCATGGGAACCACATGAGTAATAATCGGACAGGTTTCGAGGTTGCTGGTTTCATACGGAACCACTAAGTTTTCCGCAGGAACAAACGTAGACACAGGACGATCCAGTGCCGCATCGTAGTAAACTTTCTTAAAAGTGGAACCGGCTAAGGGCAAATAAAACAACATCTGATCGAATTCGGGGGTGTATTCCTCCATCACTTCGGTCAAACAATAATTCATGTATTCTTTAACTCGGGTAGCCTGTTGCTCTTTTTCCTTGGTAGGCGCACCCATGACCACGGTGCGAACAGGACCACCGGGGGGTAAAAGTTCGTTGTAGGCTTGAGCCTGAAATTGCGTGGCAGCTTCCGCCAAAATAGGGTGAGTGACTCCCGTGGCCCCGCGAAAAGGTTCAGTGCGCTCTTCGTATTTAAAGCCCAGTAGCTTCAGCCCTTCCGAATAAGTGTCCATCCATTCTTTGCGGGTTTCCTTGTTTCCTTCGTACTGCCCCTGTAAATCACTGGACATCGTTCCCAAAACCACGTCATCCATGTCTTCGGCCAGATTTCGGTAAAAATCCCCCTCGTCTATAAAAATCTCTTCTTGAGGCGCAAAATCAACAATGACGCCGCCATCGTCCTCTTCAACTATCTCGATTTGCGTTTCCTCAAAATCCATATCATCCGGTGAGGCAAAAGTTCCCGGCGCGGCAATCTGAACATCCTGCTCTACTTCAAGCATTTCCGGAGTGTCACGAAGCCTTTCTACATCATTGCCGTTCGCCATCTATTTTCTCCTCGCCATAATGCGATCCAGCGTTCCCGCCATTTCGGGCGACATGGTGCGTCCTTGCATACTGCCTATACCACCATGGCGCATGAGCCGTGAGCCGACGGCCTCGTTTCGCTGCTCCAACGGATCTGTCGAACCTCCTTGGTTAAAGAGGTGAAAGTTTTGTGTGCCTCCAAAAGAGCCAGCGCCGCCTCCTCCCAAGGCTACATTGGAACCCCCTACATTGCCGAAAGTAGCCGTTTCAGGACCCCCAAGCATAAAAGAAGAATCCCCTTCTGCCAGACCCTGTGCCCCTGCTCCCCACTGGTAATCCACTTCACCCGGT